CCCAACCAGTGCATCGCGTCGGTGTGCTCGAGCGCGCCTTCGTCCAGTGCGGCGGCGACCCAGGGCTCCGGAGGACAGTCCTCGGGATCCGTCGCCACCGGCAACCGGCCCCACCGGTGCAAATTGCGCCACAGCGACGCACCGCACCGCGAATGCGCCGCCACGCCGATCGAGCACACCAGCGCCGACGGCGGGCCGTCATGATAGACCGACAATACCAGGCATTTTCTCGATGCCCGCCCGGTCACCGAATACGGCCCAACTTCCGCGAAAGCCGAAAGCGAAACCGGCTCCGCCACATCGCCTGCGGCGACCCGCTCAATCAGCGGCTGCAGCGCTTGGATCGCGTCCTCAGAAACCTCGCCCGGGAGCGAATCCCGGGCGTGGCCTGTGGTGAGGGTAATGTGGCGGATGTAGTTCACTTGATCTCGTCCTCGATGGCTTCGACGATGCCGGCCAGAGCTTCGCCGCGTATCCACTCGCCCGAGTACACCTCGCCGTCGTTCATGTCTACGCAGGCTTCTTCGTCGCCGAGGTGTTCCTGGATCGCTCGATTGACGGCATCCTCGTCGTGGCCGGCAACCAGTGCTAGCATGCGTTCAGCAGCGCTATTGCTGCGTACCCATGCTTCCGATTTTTCGTCGGCGGCCTCGTATTCGGTCGAGGTCAGCCCCTGCTCGCCTGTCTCTCTGTTTTGCGCCCAGGAATCGGTGATTCTGTACTGACCACAGTGAGCGCAGACCTCGGTGACTACGACGCCGCCGCCTTTGCCCCATACGCCGGGGTTTTCTTTGAGGCCGCCAAGGACCTCATACGGTGACTGCCAGTCGTGCCCGTCGTCGTGAGAGCAGTCGGGCTCTTGCGGTTCGATGGCGATGGTGTGAACGTTGCGTTCACCGATTTCCTCGCCGTCGGGACCGATCTGCTGGACATACACGGTGATCCAGGACGTGCTTTCGATTGGATTCCAATCGCCGTCGTCCACGTATTCTTGGGCGGCTTCGAGGGCCGTTTCAGCCCGTATTTCTATTTCGGCGTTGCCGTCATCGCAAAGGTAGCGATTCATTTTGTATCTCCTGCCCCTGAACCCCCGAGGCGCGGGTCGTGATCTCTCTGATCACGGTTATATATTACCCCAATGGGTCACCCATGTCAAGCCTTTTCGGGAAGATTTTCCCAGGCCGATTCCGGCGTCCCGATTTCAGCGCATGGCACCGCGTCGTGCGGGTGCCAGTAAGGCGGGCGTATGCGCACCATCCTGCTGGCTTCCGGGTGCGGCAGGAAGCGATTCGAGCGGCCGTCCAGGAACAAGGACTGATCTTGGTCGGTGGGATCGATCTCGATCCCCGTAACCCGACCGTGACCGTGCGCCCGCTTTTTGCCCAGGTAGCGGATCTGCTTGAGGGCCTTGCGCAGGTCCTTGCGGTGCCCGACCGCGTAGCCGACCATGCGCCGGCACAGCAGCAGCGGCAGCGGCATCTGCCAATCCCGGTAGGTGCCCATTTGGGTGTTCGGTGCGCCGGTCGAAATCTCGCAGCGGCTCTGGCGGAACCGCTTGCGCCAGTACCAGACGGATTCACCCTGCGGGCCTTCCGGCAGGAGGGCCGATGCATGGTGGACCCGCCGGCCGCAAAACTCTGATTGCTTGATCGGCAGGCGCACGTCATCGGGCTGCATGGATCGGTTGATGTGACGGATGCCTTGCATCGGTGCGAGCACCCAGGCGACCAGCGAATCGATGTGGATGGGCTCGGCGGGGTCGAAATACACGCCGGTGCCGTCGAGGTGGAAGGTGATCTGGTAGCTGTTCATGAGAGCCTCGTTTCAGGAAACCGGTTGGTGATCCGGTGCGCGGCCGGGGCCGTGAAGCGCGCAAGCGCCATCGCGCCCTCTCGTGCCGCAGTCTTTGTCAGCCGGGCGGTGGTGCGCTGTGTGAGTCCGTATTTCTTGTAGATCGACAGCAGCGGCAGATCGTGGCGGACAATGTAGGCGGCCAGGTCGTCAATTCCCCAGCGCATGATCGGGCAGCCGCGGTATTTGCCATCCTTGTACCGGTAGATGGTCGGATGCGCATTGCGCTGCTTTACACCCTGGGCAAGCGTGATGCGGCGCGGGCGGCTTTCGTCCATCGCCAGGCCCCATAGCCATCCGTCCCACTCATCCCGCGGGCACATCTGTTGCAGGTCCTGATCGCCGGCATCACGTGATTCTTTCCAGCTTGCGGCGCCGGCCATACGGTCGGTCTGGACGATGGTCAGGCGCGGGCGAAATCGCGAGCAGTATTCGTCGACCACGCGTTCGTAGTCGTGCAGGTCCCAGGTCTCTGAGCTGGCCAGGAAGTACATCGGGATGTCGGGCCGGATCCGCTGCGCCATGTGCGCGACGATGATCGACTGCTTGCCGAACGACAGCGACACGTAGCAGCGTGGCGCGATATCCAGGAGCGCCCGGATTCCTTCCAGCGCGTAGTCGACGGCGCGGCGGTGGCGGGGCGACTTGCCGTGCAGCCTGCCAATTGCCACCTGCTCGGAGAAATTGCTTACTTCCGCAGGCACTTCAACTCCTCCGCGCTGGGCAGCAGGTAACACAGGAATTGGTACAGCGCCGATTCCATCCGCGGCCGCGCCCACTGCACGAATTCCTGGGACGGCGCCATGCCGATCTTGGCGATCAGGTGCGGCTCGGGGTCGGCGGTCTCCAGTACCGGGCGGGGTATGCCCGCGTCTTGCCATGCACGCAGCGCCGACCACATCGATTCAAGCGCGGCGGTATCCGAGCAATCGACAATCCTCGTCTCCCAGAGCCACCGACCCGGGCCGGGCGCGTTGACCGGCGCCAGCATCGATCCGTGCTTTTTGTAGCTGGTCGTTGCGTACCCACTCCACGGCACTGACTCACCGCCGGCCAGCACGCGTTCGCGCACTGCGACCCGATCCAGCGGCGTGACGGCCTGGGCAGTGACCACCCAGGACGACATGCGTTCCGGCCGGTAATCCCGCTTCTTTCCGGGCGGTCGGTGGCCATACATCCACGCGCACCATGCGGCGACGCCAACCCGATCCGAGTCAGGCCGTGCCAGCAGGTCCCACTGGGTGAAGGTCGACCCGAGCAGGTGCTTGGCTGCAATCGTCTGGCATTCTCGCCCCGTGATCGCGCAGACGCCCGGGGCTTCCGGCTCTGGCAGCTGCGGCGCCTCGGCGCCGACGGCCGCTGCCCAAAGATCGACGCAGTGCATCAGTCTTTACCGGCCAGCGCGCCGAGACGGGTGAGAAAGTCCAGGATGTCCCGCTTGCGGTCGGACAGAAACGCGTCATACGGTCCCGGATCTTGCTCCGGCGCCATTTCGACCGCGATCTTGCCCAGGCCCCTGCGCGTCTCCGCGCCGAGTCGGCCGCGCTCCTTGAGCAGTGCAAGGCCCCTGGCGAGGCAGGCGCGCTCGATTTCGTTGGCGTGGTCATCGATGTCAATGCCTCCGCGCAGCACCGTGCCGGGCTTGAGTATTTCCGTCTCGGCGATCATCTGTGACGTGCTGTCGTCCTCCTGGCGGCCCTCGAAGTCGTCCTTCCGGGTCAGGAATTCCCAGGCCATCAGGTCACCGGCGCGCTGGCTCCCGCCGCTCCATTCGACGCACTCCGGGCGGAGGTCGCCGACATAGATCCGGCCGGCGATCACGCGGTTGCCGATCGCCGTGCCGAGTGTGGACAGCAGCGGAATATGGTCCCGCAGTTCGCGCATGCCCTCGGTGCGAATCGCTCCAGACTTGCCGAGGTTGGCCTCGGCCTTGCTGGCCGCGCCCTCGAGTACCCCGCCGGAGTACAGAACATGGAACGCCCAGAGCTCCACGACCGGCTTGCTGCGGCTGGGCGTCAGGCCGAGCGCACGCAGGAAATGATCGGCGAGCAGGTCCCGGAGCTGGCCACGCAATGCGTTGCCGGCATACACCGGCAGATGGAGATGGCGCCCACTGGCGGTGATTACAGAGCGCCGCCGGAAAAGCGTGGCGTTTCCGGCCTTCTGATCGCCGCCGTGCGCCAGCCCGCTAAGGCACTCCACGGTCAGCGCGACGTCATAGGCTGGTGTATCGCCGACCGTAGACTGATCTGACGAGTCGATCTCGGGGAGCTCAATCGCGTCGATCGCATCCGTGAGGTCGCCGTCATCCTTCATCGTCGCCAGCATGGCCACGAACTTCGGATGGGTGCGCATCCAGGCCAGGATCGCTTGCGCCTTCGGGCCGGTGGCTTCGCTCATGAATGCCGCCAGCCGTTTGCCGCCGACGTATTCGACCGATGCATCCATCGACTGCGCCAGCCGCTCGACCGCATCGACCAGCGTCGGCTGGCTGACCGCGCGGACAATCCGGTCTGCGACGTAGCCGCTGAAATTGCGCTTGGGCTCATGCCCGGCGGAGCGGGCGACGGAACGTATCATTTCAATCGTTGCTTTCATCAGCTTTTCCTCCTGATCGAGGTCGCAGCGCGACCGGAATAAAAATCCACCGCTTGCAGCGGCACTTGGCCTCGAACCATCCGTCATCCCGGACGCGCAGCACGCGCGAGCGCACGACTTCGCCGTCCCAGATCCGGAAGCCGCATTCGCATTGGATCGGTTCGCTGGGCCGGGGTTCGCTCACGGCATGAACTCCTGCGGGATGTCGATGTTCTTGCGCTGGAGTTTGGGGACGATCTTCTTCCAGGGCGTCTCGATCTGGCGCGGGTCCAGCAGGCCCTGGCGCCAGGCCCAGCCCTTGGCCTTGCCGTCGAGCACGCCGTTTTGCTGCTCGGGTGTCAGGCCGTTTATGAAGTCGGTCATCGATTCTCGGCCGGCGCGGTCTTCGTCGGTGATTTCGTCGACGAACACCGGCTCGAGGTAGCTAAACGTGTTGGGGTGCGCCGGCCAGGGGTGGTTGTCGATCGGGTACACGCCGGGGCCCAGGCCGTGGCGGTTGGCGCTGGCGTGCATGTCGCAGATGTCGAATTTCGGGTGCCGCGGGCTGAGGACGAAGCGCACGGCGACCACGTCCGGGTGCTGCGCTGCAGCGCGAACCGATGCCTCCCCGAAGGCCCTATTGATTTCGGTTCGAAAAACCCGCTCGGCCTGGAAGAGCGGATTCATCTTTCCGGTCAGCAGTGCGTTGCCCGCGCGCTCCTGAATATTGCGAATCGCCGCCAGGCCTTGCTTGCTGAGCAGGTCAGCAGGCACCGGCTGGCCGTTGGTCACCAAGCGGCGCGCCGCCTGACTGGCCGAATGGCCCTGCACAATGGCGTTCTGGACCGCCTCGCGAACAACCTCTCGCGCACCTCGATCGATGCGCCACAGCCGGTCCGATAGCTGCAGGCCGTTGGCGTCGCGAAACTCCTCCAGAAACCGGACCGTCTCCTGGCGTAACCCGGCGATATCGAGCCCCACGTCTACCTGGCCCATCCACGGATTAACCGCAACCACCGCAGCCTCGTCGATCTGCCCGCTGAGGAATTCGGATGTCTCGCGATTTAGGCGCCGCAGCCGGTCATCAATGACCCGGCCAGCAGCATCTAGGTTCTCGATCGGGATCCTCCCCTCCGAATCTGCTAGGCGCTCCAGCGCGGCCTGGATCTCCTCGAGCGCCTGGCGATGCATCACCTCCAGCTCCCGGGCTGCCTCGGCCATTCGCCGTTCCAGCGCAGCCGCTGCCTGCTTTTGCCCCCGCCGAATCTGGCGGCCCCGTGCGTTGGTGGTGCCTAAGTTCTCGCCTGCCATTTATCGCACCTCGTCAGGCATCGGGCGGCGGAATCCAGAAAAGCGCATACCTGCGGCCTGCGCGGCCTGTCGCTCCACCGCCCGCGCCGCCTCGCGCTGCGCGCGCCGGATGATCCGGCCGATGCTGTTTGAGTCGTCAGGCATCGTCTCGATCGATTGGTGATTTCCATCTGCGCACCGGCAAGTACCGGCGCAACATGTCCCAAACAAACCAACGCATGGGGTGCTCCCGGCAGTGCTTCAATGTGCGTAGCTGCCGGTTGACTGCATGGAAATCCGGCAGTCGACCGCACCACTCGGTAAGGTTCATTTCTCTCGTGTCCATCGCCTTCTCGGCGGCTGCGGCGTTTAATCAGTGCTGATCGTCGTCCCGCTGTCGCCCTTGCGCTCATTGCCCGGCGTGATGCTGACCCGGGGTGCGCCAGACGGCGCCGGGCGGCCGGGGTCGTTTCCGGGATACGGGTCGTCGTCGTCAGCTTCGGCCTCGCGCTGCTTGCGCACGGCGGCCGGGTCCAGCCCGGCGGATTCCCAGACCATGTCGGCCGGCACGCCCAGCGCCTGGTACTTGAGCGCCCGGTCGGCGCGCTGGTTTAGCGTTTCGGCGTGGCGCTCGGCGAATTCGATGCCGAATTCCCACTGATTCGGGTCGATGCCCTTGAGCAGCAGGTCGAGCCGGAAGCCGAATTCGTAGGCCTGGCCGGCGAGATCCTGGAGGCTGTCGAGCTCGTCGTACCAGTCGCGCTTGAGGTCTTCGAGGATGTCGCGGTTGAGCTCGTCGGCGTAGCCGAACAGGCCCTTCGGCGCCGGCGCGCCGGCGAAGAACGAATCCAGCAGGTGGGCGACGTCGGCAATCTGGTCGAGGTTGGCGTCGCCGTTAATGGGCTCGACCTTGGCCTTCTCGGTGTTGGTGTAGTAGTCGCGCCAGTTGCCCTCGGCCTGGTCCTGCTCGATGTCGGTGCGGTAGTTCTCGAGCTGCTCTTCCTCGTAGCCCGGCAGGTTGTGGTGCATGCGCTGCGGGGCGCGGGTGCGGCGGCGGATGACGAGGTCCTGTTCGGTCATCCGGAGTTTGTCCCACACGGTGCGCGTGGCGTCGAGGTAGGGCCTGCCGAGCGAGCCGTGGTCGTCGTAGTTGTCCGGGGTCAGCCGGGCCATGCTGAGCTGGTAGAGCGCGAACTCGGCCAGTTCTTCCCCGGTCATGGGGTTGACCTGTTTCCAGGCGCGCGCGGGGTCGATGAACCGGCCGGTGGTGTCGACCTGCGGGATGAGCGTTTCAGTGGGCATGCGCACCGCACCCACCACCTCGGGCCGCTCGGTGCTCACGACCCATTGCAGCGGCAGGTTGCCTTCCATCATGAAGCCGCGCAGGTCGCTTTCGAGCTTCTCGCGCCGGTGCAGGTGCAGGCGGCGCTGGAACTGCTTCCAGTGGTTAATGAGCCGGGTGTTGCCGCTGGCGGTCTTGAGCCGCAGCCCGCCCTTGGCGGCCGAGCGCGCGGAGCGGACGTGGATCTTCTTCACCCGCGGGTCGACGCGGTCCATGTACCGGATGCGCAGGATGCTGCCGCGCAGCTCGAAGTCGACCAGGTCCATCGACGCGTACATGCGCCGGGCCCAGTTCTCGGCGTTGACGCGGCTGCCGCCTTCGCTGCCGGGCTGCGATTCGCCCGGCGCGCGTTCGTTGCGCGCGGCGGCCGGCGGTCGGCGCCGGAAGCGGGCCAGGAAATCTCGTAGTGCCATCAGATTGCTGCCTCCAGCAGTGCAGCCCGGCTGTGCGAGCTGGTGAGGATGACGGGGTCGGGCTCGGCGCTGTTGCCGCGCGTGGCCAGCGACCAGACCGAGGCCATGGCCGCGTCGAACGCGTCGTCGCCGAGCGTCGGGCGCACCATTTCGTACTTGCTGTAGCTCTTGGTGGTCGGCACGGCGCGGATGTTCGGGAGCTGGCGCACCAGCGTGCGATGGCCGAACGTGGCCAGGTCGATCAGGCTTTCATCAGCGTCGTCGATGTAGGGCAGTACGGCGCGGCCTTCGTGGAACGCGCGGCGCAGCGCCTGGGCCATCTGGTGCTTGGTCATGCCCTCGAACTGGATCGGCGAGAAGGCCCATTCCGGCCAGGTGCTGGGCGTGCTCTCGCCGTCGGCCACGGCGCGGCGGTCGATGTCGGTGAGGTTGTTGGCGAATAGATGGTCGTTGACCATCGTGATCACGCCGATGCCGTAGGCGTCGCCCAGGGCGTAGTCGGGCCGGAAATAGCGCCACAGCGCGACGATGTCCCGGGCCACGGCGGCGTCGTCTGCGCTGGACGGCCAGGTGATGACGGTCGGGAAGAACGTCCACTCGCCGATCTGCTCGGTCACGACCAGGCAGTGCTTCGAGCTCTCGGGCTTTTCGCCGTGGCCGCCGGCGTCGTAGCCGAAGCCGATCAGCCCGCGCTTGCGGTAGGTCTCGTCGGGCATGGGCTCGACCACGTCCAGCCCCGAGCGCAGGCCGATCTGCATCGCCCGGCGAACGAACCGCTCCCAGATGAGGTTCTTGGCGCTGACGTTCTTGCACAGCAGCTGGCGCAGGTATTCGTCGGGCGAGAGCTCGCGGCGCATCTTGTCGATGAACTCTTCATTCAGGATGCCCAGCTCCACGCCCAGGTGACAGTCGACCGTCGGGAGCGTGCGGTAGTTGCCGCCGGCGACGATCTCGCTGAGCGTGTCGGCGCCCTTGTAGACGCCGGTGATGTGGATGCGCGGTTCGTTGGTGGCCGAGGTTGAGGCGCCGAGCCGGCGCGTGGCGCCCATCATCAGCAGGAACCGGCCGAACAGCCGGTCGCGCGGCATGTCGTCGACCTCCTCGAGACTGGCCACCGTCAGGTCGCCGCCGTCGACCTGGCTGTAGATGCCGTAGGCGCGAGCGAGCGAGTTGTTAGAGAACTGGTAGTAGGTGTCGGCCAACTGCTGCCGGCCGGACTTGTAGGCCAAAAACGCCTTCAGGATCGAGCTGCGGCGGATGGCCTCCAGGTGGTAGCCGAGGTTGTTGAGGCTCTGCGCCTCGCGCGGCGCGACGATGCCAAGCTCCTGGTCGCGGTTCGTGGCCAGGTACTTGAGCAGCCACATTTCCTTGACCGCGGTCTTGCCCGTGCGCCGGCAGCTGAAATCGACCGTGTAGCGGTGCTCGTCCATCTCGATGCACTTGAGCACCTGCATCGGGTCGAGCGTGACGTTGTGGACGTGCTTGTGCCAGAGCGCGTGATCGTCTGCAAAGCGCAGGATCTCGCGCCCGGCCACGCTCTGCGCGCGGATCCGCTGGGCCTGACTGACGCGCTTTTCAATCGGCATTGGATTGGTGCTCGATCGCGACTGGGTCGCGCTTGGAGCGCTCGGCGGCGCGTTCGATCAGTGCGCTCATATTTTCCAGCGCCTTGGCCTGCGTGCGCTGGTATTCGAGCAGCGTCTCGCGGTCGGACTTCTCGTTTTCCAGGTGGCCGGCGATGTCGTCACGGTCCTGCTGCGCGGCCACCGTCATGCCCGAATCGGCCAGCGTCATGCCGGTGGACTTGATGATCTCGCTCATCCGCTTGAGCAGCGGGTTTTCGCGCACCTCCGTCAGCAGAATCTCTTCACCCGTTGTTGGGTGGGGCCCGCACGCCAAGTGAAAACCGCCGCCCTTGTCGTAGTACCACTGCGGCGTTTCGATCTCCACCCCGCGCGCGATGATCGACTGCATGATCATGTCCAGGATCGCGCACACAGCCGCGTGCATCCGGGCGCGCAGGCCCTGCAGCATCGTCGGGTCCTGTGAGTCGAAGGCGATGTCGTGCTGCAGGAACAGCTCGGTCTTGCGCTGGCAAGCGATATTGCCGTCCAGACCACACGAATCAAAATACGGGCAGCCGTCGCAGTCCGGATACCGCCCCGGCTTGGCCGGGAAATACCGCGCGGTGTTGGCGTAGGCGCCGTGCTGCAACGCGTTGAACCGAGTGCGCCGCGCCTCTTCCGGTGTCGGGTGCCCCTCGAGGTTCTTCGCCGCATTCGCCAGCCCCTCCGGCGTCCGCGGTCCCGTCGCGTTCGCCCAGGCCTTCAGCAGCGAGGCCTGAACCCGGTCCTGGTGCGCGTCCGCTCCGCAAGCCGGACACTCGGCGAAATAGTCCCAGGGGTGGTGCGTCTTGTCCGGCACGTCCACCACCCGATCGGGCGCCCCCTCCCACCGGTGATCACACTCCGGGCAATGGAATTTCACCGCGTCCATCTTGTCGCGCCGCTTACCCATGCCCGCGTGATACCAGCCGGCAGCGCGTCAAACCATGGAAAACCCCGCTCACGCCGCCCGGCACCACCGAACCGGCAACGGCTCAACCGCGGTTCGCAGCAAGCGCGACCCGGGGAGCCAATTTTTCGTACTGCGAACCGTATCCGCCCCGACCAGCCGGTCGGGGCGGTACTGTATCTGCACTTCGTCCTCGAGTACGTCGACCCGATCGATGAGCTGGGCCAAGAAAGCGCGCGTTTTCTTGACGTCGGTACGATCCCGCATTCTCTCGGCCAGGAACTCGCGCAGCTCGTCCAGCTGCTCCGGCGTGATGCTGAGCGCGGGCGGTTGTTCTGAGTCGATTTCCGAGATTTTCTGCTCGAGCTTTTCTATCTCGGCTTTGTTGGCCCGCAGGCGCTGGGTCAGGTCGGCCATATTGGGCGCTTCCCGACCGTGGAGCTCGAGCACGTCGAAGATCTTCGATTGGCGGTTCTCGACCTGGACCAGCTGACGCTGGGCGGTCTGCATTCGCTTTTTTCGGTCCTTGGCCCAGTCGCCGGCCGCTGCGTGGAGCTTCTGGTAGACCTCCATCAGGTTTTCGTGGCTGAAAACCCGGCGCGTGACGACTTCGAGCAGCCAGTCGTCCAGGTCGCGGGCCGGGATTCGCCGGCCAGGGCATTCGGATCCGCGGCGCGCCTGCTGGCACTCGTAGTAGCTGTAGATCTTGCCGCCGCGCCCGGTGCCAGTCTTGATCTGCATACGCGCGCCGCAGCTGCAGCGCGTCAATCCCGTGAACAGGTAGGTGCTGTGCGGTGATCCGCTGCCCCGCCCCGGTCGGTCCTGGTCAATCATGGCCTGCACAGCCTCCCAGTCGTCAAGCTCGACAATTGCCGGATGCGCCGGCACCCGCACCCATTGATCCTGCGGGCGGCGGCGACCGGTGCGCCGGTCCTTCTTGTTGAACACCATTCTGCCGACTAGCGCCTCGGACCGGAGCGTGAAAAGCACGTTGGTCTGGTTCCATCGGCGGCCACGGTTCGTGATGCCTTCATCGTTCAGCAAATCCGCAATGCTCTTGGCGCCGATGCCCGACAAGCGAAGCGCGATCATCCGTTGTGCAACTTCCGCTTCGGCCTGGATCGGCTCGAGTCGTTTCCGTTTGGGCTCGTCCGGTACCGGCACGGTCTGGAAACCAAATGGAATGCCGCCGCCGGTGTAGTAACCCTGCGCGGCCAGCCGCATCATCGATCGCTTGGTGTCAGACGCGATCTGTCGACTGGTCAGCTCGTCGAAGATCTGCATCACCTGCTCGAGCACCCAGCCGCTGTTGTCGCGCCGGTCGATCGGCATCGAGATGTAGACCAGCTCTACACCGGCGTGCTCGAGCCGCTTCTTGTAGATGATGGCGTCGTGGGCACTGCGCGAGAATCGCGACGTCGACCAGGTGATGAAATAGGCCGGCTGCGTCAGCTCGCTGTACTCGATCGCGTCCTGGAATGCCGGGCGCTGGTCCGTCGAGCCTGAGAGGCCTTCGTCGGTGAATACACGGTCGACGGTGGCGTCGAGCTCCTCGGCCTTCTTCCGGCAGCGGTCGACCTGCCCCTCGATCGGCAGCTCGTCTTGCGCCTGCCGGCTGGTCGAAACCCGCGCGTAAATGACCGCCTTTTTATTCATTCCGTGGCCAAGGAAGTGTCGGAAATTCGCCAACCATTTCAGGATGCTGAATCGCTACCGCTCGCAAAACCGCCTGTTCTTCCGGTGACCGCAGCGTGACCACGGGATCTTGATCTCCGGCATATGACTCATAACGGCTGAAGATCTCAAGCAGAACCCTGGCGGGCCCTTCAGATAACGTCAGTTCCCAGACTACCTCGCCCGACTCAACTTCCTGACGCATATCCTGCTTTCGCAGAATCCCATCAAAGACGCTGCTGCGTTTTCTCATTCGGCGCCTCTCATCAGCTTGCGAATGTGCCCCTCGGTCAGATCATAGCCGAGCCGCCGGCGCAGTTCCTGTCGAATCTCGGCCGCGGTCCACTCTTGGGCGGCCAGCGTGGCGATGTACCGATTTCTCTGGTAGCGCTGCCAGGTGGAGATCGCCGGGATGTGCACACGGCCGCAGTCGTCCTGAACGCTGTCGTCCTGGCTGAGGATCTGCCACGTGGCCAGGAACGCGTCGACGCCGATCGCCGAGGCCACGCGCAGCCAGTGCCGGCCCAGCCCCAGCTCGGCCAGTTCGGCCAGCCGCGGATCCCCGAACCGAGATCCTTGCGAGGTGCAGATATCCAGGTACCCACCTCCCCCCTGAGACCGGGCGCCGGCGCTGTGCCGACCCCCCACCCTATGGCCGGCCGCCGCCGTGGCCTGCATTCCTCGATCCGAGCTGCGCTTTTGCCGCCCGGTGGTCATCGCAAGCCCCTGATCCTGCGAGCATGCGGCCCCTGCGAGCTGCGCCTTTTCCAATTATGCGCAGTTGGATAATTCTCGTGGGCTGGAGTAGTTAGGCCGTTCCAAGGCCGATTTTCAGGCGGCCTGCATCCAGCCATGGTTCTCGCCTTCCCGAGCCTCGGTGGCTGACCCAATATGATTTCCGGCGGCCAGATAGGCACGGAAAGGCATCGATCGATGGCGGCTGCGTGGCGGCGCGGGCGCTGTGGCATCAGCTTTGTCCTCGTCGTCGGTAGATCTCTCGAGCGCTGTCCAGGGCCGGGGCGCGGATCCGTTTGAGCGGGCTGGCCTTGTCGCTGGTCTGCCGGAGCTTGCGCAGTGCGAGGTGGGTGTAGACCTCGGTGCTCTTGATGTCCTCGTGACCCATGAGGGCCTTGCGCTGCCAGGGGTCGATGTCGTGCTCGGCCAGCTCGGTGCCGAACAGGTGGCGGAAAGCGTGCGGGTGGCAGTGCTCGGGCGGCACGCCGGCGCGCTTGCCGTACTTCTTGATCAGGGCCGTCACGGCGCCTGGACGCAGGCGACGATGCTCGCCCCGGTAGTCGTGCTCGCCGATGCTGCGGTTCCTGGTGGAGACCCACAGCACGCGCTCGCCGGTCTTGGTGGCGCGATCGATCTGCTCCAGCTCGGGGTGCGCGAGATAGGCCTGGATGAGCACCTGAGCCTCGGGCGGGGCCGGGACGATGCGCTCCCGTGCGCCCTTCTCCTTGACCTTGACGTCCAGCCAGCGGCGACCGCCCTCGGTGGTCCAGAGAAGGGAGCTGTCGTCCATGCCGCACAGCCCACTGACGCGGATGCCGGTGCCGATGAGCGTGGCCAGGATGGCGGCGTCTCGCATTCCGAGGAACGTGCCCAGGTCGGGCGCCATCAGCAGCTTCTCGGCCGTCTCGATGCTGGCCGGCACCGGCAGCCGGCGGCCGATCTCCGGATAAACGAGGCCCGCGGCCGGGTTACCCAGGCCGGCGCGCTTGCTGGCCCAGCGGTAGAAGCTCTTGAGCGCAGCGACGATCGGGGAGCGGCTGCGGGGGCTCAAGCCGCGGCTGTGGGCGTACAGGCCGGCGAACAGCTCGAGGTCGTCCGTGGTGGCCTGCTCCGGGCCCGGTGCGCTCGGGCGCAGCTTCGGATCCTCCGGCGGCTGGGCGTACCACTGGCCGAGCGCCATCAAGTGGCCGCCGTACTTCTCCACAGTGGCCGGCGACCGTCCCGAGGCGTGCTGCAGCCAGTTTTGGTACTTGGCGACCAGCTCCGGCCAGGTCATCGAGACGCCCTCCAGCCGGCCGATTCGTCAGGGGGGGAGGGGGAGTCAGAAATGTAGGGGGTCGTTTTGGGGGCGATTTTGGGATAAGTGCCTGATTTCCCTACGTATTGAGGCCCTCGGTTTTTGCAGGATGCCGAAAAAAAATGTAGGAGCAAAAATTGACCAGCACCTCCGTTTGTAGGGCTGTTCTTCCTTTTTGCAGGGCCTTCTCTCTTTTTTGTAGGGGTAAAAGAGAGAAAGAGAGGGGATAAAGACGCCGACCGAGGCGGATTTTTGCATGGCGGTATCAATAACTTAGCTGAGTTATCCACAGCCGGCCCTCGGTTTTTTGCGGTTTGCCCCCGCCATCTTGAAAAAATGCGGCGATTTCGGGCGTTTTTGGCGCGTTTTCGGCTCGCGATTCGGGCGCTCGCCCTACATTTTTCGGCCGAAATCGGCTGAATTCCGCGGAAAACGGTCATTCCGGATCCCTCGGTAGGTCGGCGGCGGTGGCGTCCTGGGCGACGTCCAAGCCCCATCGGTCGAGCTGCTCGAGGCTGAGCGCGGCCATGCGTTGATGCCGGCGGCTGCCCAGGGTGAGCTCCTTCGTTTCGCTCAGCAGCACCCCGGCACGCTGAAGCTGGCGCTTGAACACGCTGGTGCTCTTGATGGGCAGGCTGTCCCAGATCTGGCGGTAGCGGCTGGTGGTCTGCAGGTGCTGGATGATGTGCTTGGGCTTGATGATGAGCGCGTCGACGCCATCGTGGTCGCGCACGCCGAAGGGATACTCGAACTGGCCGGAGTCGATGTCGGAGAACACGTGCTCGAGGATCCAGACCCACGGCTCGCGGTCGTGGCTGGTGGCGGCCATGTGCTGGTTCATCTCGCGCGCCAGGTGGTCGAAGAAGTCTCCGACCCGGTGCGGGCAGCCGGCGTAATCGAACAGCAGCCCGCCGGCGGTCATCACCGCGGCGTAGTTGGTGATCATGCGCTGGGCGCCGTGGTCGCCCTCGTCGGCGCGGCTGAGCTTGGCCAGCTCGCGCTGCCAGCGCTGGTGGTTCTCGCGCGCCTGGTCGCGCCCGACGCCGGCCAAGTGCTCGAGCCACTGACGCACCGGGAACTTGGGCAGGTTCTCGGGCATCATCTCGCCCTTGGTCTTGTGAGTGAGGTCTTCAGCCACGAGTTTGCCGGTCAGGCTCTTGACGGGCACGTCCTCGCCGGCCATGAGCACTGGCGCGGCGATCAGGAACGCGGTGTGCTCGCTGCCGCGCGTGGTGTGCGCGGCCTGGTAGCCCTGCTGCAGCATGGCCACGGCGGCGTCGATCACGCGCTGGTCGTTGGTGGAGATTTCCTCCCAGCCGACCGGGTGCGACGTAGCGCTGACCGAGCACAGCAGCCGGAACGGGGTCTTGATCTGCTCCGAGCCGTACATGTGCATGCCGAGCGTTCGCTCCAGCCGGCCGGTTAGGATGGATTTCCCGGCGCCCTTGGGCCCCTGCAGGCTCATGTGCGGCCAGAAGCCCAGCAGCGCCTTCATGTGCCCGCCCAGCGCCCAGACCAGCATCCGCAACGCGGCGTGGTGGCTGTAGGTCAGGCGGTAGGCCTCGATGACCTGGTGCGCATGGTTCGAGGTGCCGGCCGGGAAGCGCAGCGCGTGGTAAGGGCACTGCTGCTCCGGGTCGTCGAAGTAGCAGTCGGCGCCCTCGTTGACCACCAGTTTGCCGTCTTTCCAGCACAGGCCGACGAAATTCACCGCGTCGGTCCTGGTCAGGCCGGTGGTGCGCTCGAGGATGGACAGCATGCGCTTGAACAGCGCCGGGTTGAAGATCCCGCCGAACTTGTCCCAGGTGTCGAGCTTGTGCAGCCGGTCGCTGGTGAGCACGCGGCGTTCCAGCTCGTGCTCGTTGCCCGGCCGCTGCGCGCTGACCGAATACACCGTCGTCGGCTGGGCGTTCTGCTCGCCGGACAGCACGCTGTTGTGGTCGGCGATGCGCACCTGGCTGATGCCGGCGATGCGGAAGCCGCAGACATCCTTCCACTGCTTCTTCTCGGCGCCTTCCTCGTCCTCGCTGATCTTGTCGATATATCTGGTGAAGTCGTGGGCGGTGCGGTAGCGCCAGTAGATCGCCCAGTCGTGCGGCGGCAGGAACAGGCGCTTGCGGCCCGGGTGGCCGCTGCCGGGCAGCCCCGGGATCAGCCAGGGCTCGAGCTCTCGCACGGCCGCGCGCAGGCCGTCGACGCCCTCGGCCTGCAGGATGTCGTTGCAGTCGTTCCACTCGTGCTCGTACCAGCGCGCATGGTCGACAATCTCGGCCGGGATGTTCAGCGCCGTGAGCTGCTCGAGAATGCGCCAGGCCGATTCGGGCCCCGCGCGGTGGCCGTAGTCGTCCGGCTCGTCGGCGTCGGGCACCAGGATCACGCGCTTGCCGGCCAGGATCTGCCACGGGATCTGCTTCCAGGTCTTGGTGCCGCGCGTGGCCAGCGTGGCCGTGCGGCCGAGCTTCAGCGCCTCGATCGACAGCGCGTTGATGGCGCTCTCGACCACGTAGACCGTCTTCGACTCGGCGAAGCGGCGCAGGCAGGGGATGTAGGGCGTGTCCTTCTCGCCCTGGCTGCTGGTCTTCAGGCCGCCGTTGAGCTCCGGGTCGATGTAGCGCATGTCGATGCCCATCACGCGCCCGTCCGACACGCGCCGGCACGGGAACGCCACGGCCGGCCCGCCGTGGCCGATCTCGCCCTCGTCGGCCCTGTCGCTGGTCCAGTCGTTGAAGCTCGCCGCGCCGCGCTTGACGGCCCAGCGCACCGTCTCCTCCGGGATGCCGCGGCCGGTCAGGTATTCCACGGCCGGCGCCGGATCCGCCTTGCTCGCCCGAAAGGCAATCGACTCGGCCAGCGAAAACTGCCGCTGCGGCCGGTCGTGGCCGTTGCGGCGCGGCGCCTCGATGCCGTACTCGTGCGCCAGCCACTTCACCGCATCGCTGGCGTCGCAGTTGCGCACGTAGGCCACCAGGTCGATCGCGTCGCCGTGCTCGCCCTCGCGGCTGAAATCGTTCCAGCGCCCGTCGTCGTAGATCGCCAGGCTCGGCGTCGAATCCTCGTGGTGCGGGCTCTTGTAGTTGCCGCGGCCGCCCGGCCGTTTCAGGCCCAGCCGGTCGGCCACGTCGCGGATATCGACCCGCTGCTTGATTTGTTCGATCAGGCTCATTGGTTTCCCGTTATCGTCTTTTTCACGCAGCGCCCTGCCAGCGCTGCTCGTGCCGGAAATTCAGTTCGACCAACACGGTGGCCAGCGGCGGGCAGACGCTGTTGCCGCACATGCGCACCTGTGTGGTTTTGGTGAGCGTCACGCGGTTGCCGTCGGCGTCGATGCCGTGGTCGTGGACGTAGCCGGTGGGGAATCCCTGGGCGGCGTAGAGTTCGTGCGGCTGCAGCATGCGCATGCCGATTGACGCGCCCCCGCCGCCGGCGAAGTTGTCGACGATCAGTTCGTCGGGTAGTGGAAGGTTCGACTGCCTCATCGCTTCGCCACCTCCTGCAGCGGAATATGGCTGTCGTCGCGCTTGTCCACCAGCTCGCAAAGCTCGGTGTCGACCGCGACGCCTTTACGCCGAGCGATCTCCCGGATCGCATCCGTTTCCTCCCCAAAGGGCCCGGCCAGATAGTCGAAATCTCGCGATCCGATCCGCACGGCCATACGGCACACGTAGAATCCGGGTCGCCAGCCGAGATCCTCGCCCCGGCAGCGCACGATCCGTTCATAAACTGCCCGGCCTCTGTTCATCGCCCCGCCACCTCCTGCAGCGTGTGCAGCACGGCGCGCATGCGCTCGAGTTCGCGCTGGGCTTCGGTTTCCTTCATGCGGCCCTGCCGAACCCAGCGCGGGTAGCAGCGCTCGCGCATCTTGATCTCGCGCGCGACGCACTGGATCTGCTGTTCGATGGAAATGACGCCGGGGTCGAGGTTGAAGGGGGTCATCGCCAGCCCCGCCGCGCCTGTTCGAATCCGTGCCGGCTCCCAAAGCGGGCCCGCTCGCGTTTGTGTGGCGGCGTGCGGTCGAAGCCTTCCGGCCAGGTGAGCGGATAGGCAGCTGTGGGGATTTTGATCATGCGTCCCTCGCTACTCGACCTCACCCAGCACGCGCCCGGCGGTTCCCGGGTCGAGTTCGAGCTGCAGCGGGCCGAAGTTTTTATGGAATCTGATGACCAGCTCGGCGATGTCGGGCTGGTCTGTTTTGAGCGCGGCGAACACGGCGCGGCGTCGCGCTGGCGGCCAGTCGCGGATCCGGGCGCTGATGTTGACCGTCGGTGCCAGATCGCGCCGGCGCACGGTTTCGGCCGGCACGACGGCCCAGATGCTGCTGGGGCCGATCTCGCTCACAGCAGCCCGGCCTCGTCGAGCGGCTGGCGCGCCGGTTCGCCGCGGGCGCGGCGTTCGGCGGCGCGGAGCAGCTCGGTGCGCTCGCGCACGGTGGCTTCGACGAACCGGCTGGCGTGGGCCAGCGTGCGCACCTGGCCCAGCAGCGCGGCGAAGGCTTCCTCGAGCGCCTCCTCGCGGTTGCGGCAAGTGCGCTGGTAGTGCGCCAACAGCACCGCGCCGAAGTCGGTCACGGCGTGGCCGGCCTCGCGCTGGCGATGGATGTTGCGCGGTCGCTCGCTCATGGCGTCTGGCGGATCCGCGGCGGCGTGTCCACGCGCGCCCAGTAGCGCACCGGGTGGTCGGGCGCGTCGGCGCCGACCAGGGTCCAGCCGCCGGAGCCAGTAAACTCGGCGAACTCAAGCGAGTAGGCGGCGGGGAATTGCGGGTCATCGAGTGCCACCAGAAGCGGAGTATTGCGAGGCGGCTTGAATTTCGGATACGGGCGCCACTCGACCAGGCGGCGGTCGACGATGGCGCCGTCGGCGCGCTGATGGAACCGCGGCACCTGATAGGGCGCTGATTCGAAGTTCTGTACCTCGGCGGTCGGCATCTCGGTGAAATCCCGTCCTTCGACGAATCCCATTTGCTCAAGCTGCTCTTTGCTGTAGCTCACCAGGCCACCTCGCGCCCGGTCAAGGCCAGTTGCAACACGATCTGCACCGTGTCGCTGTGGCCGGCCTGGCCGTTGCGGATGCGGTGGGCGACGTTCATCAGGCCGATTTTCTCTACCGGCTCGGCGTCGCTTTCGGTGGCCAGGCCGCGGGAGACGCGGCGCTGGAGCTCTCGCCAGTCGATGCCGGTGCCGTTCTTCTCGACCTCGGCGCGCACGCCGGTGCCGTTTTTCTCCACCGCCCCGCTCACGACAGCACCCGGCGGTTGGCGTGGGCGCGGAAGCGCAGCCACGCAAGCACGAAGGCCACGGGCCACAGCGCCAGCCCGGCCCAGGTGCCCAGCTCCGTGCGCGGCAGGAAGCGTTGGCCGAAGGCGGCATCGATCAGCAGCATCGCGCGCAGGCCGACGAGTGCGTAGGCCAGCGTCAGCAGTGCCGTGATCATGACGATCATCTCGATTGGCATGGGTTACTCCTTGGATTCAGAAAGCCCGGCGGCACCTGCCGCCGGGAAAGAAGGCCCGCCGGGGTAGTTCGCGGGCGCTTCGGGGGACGGGTTGAAAAGGTCCATCGGCGGTTGCGTGCGGTCGATGTAGCAGCGGTCGCACAGACGGCCGGGGTCGTGCTTCTCGGCGAAGCTGCGGACGCAGTAGCTCTGGCCGCAGCGGCTGCAGCGGGCGGCGCGGTTCATGACGCCGTCTTCCGCTTCAGTTGCCGAAGCCGGTTGCGACCTTCTTCTTTACAGATACAGCCGAAATATGGCTGTTGTTGATCGCCGGGAGGGTCCTCCATGGGGCGGCAAATCTCTATTAACTCGGGCTCTTCCTTCTCGATCTCCCGGAGCCGCCAGGCCAGTGCGTAGGAGTAGATATCCGCGCCATTCTCAACCGCGGAGAGCGCCGTCAGCAGGCCGATTTCATTGGGGGCGGATGTAGATGTACTCACGACGCCACCTCCTCCATGGCCCGGTCCACGTCCTCGCGGCTCGGCCGGGTGTAGACGGCGGTGGAGTTGATGTCGCGGTGGCCGAGCGCGCCCTGCACCACGCCTCGGGGGTCGGCGGCGGTGGAGTTGCGCATCAGGCGCATAGCGAGCGTGTGGCGGAACCAGTGCGGCGTGGCGGCCACCGGCAGGCCGGCGGACTGCACCCACTGGCGCATGCGCGCCTGGAAGGAGCGCACCGACAGCGCGCGGTGGTTGCGGCTGACGATCAGCGGCGCCTCGTCGGCCTCGGCGAAGCCCATCTCGCGCCGGATCTTCAGCAGCGCGCGCAGCGTGCCGGCGGCGGCCTTGTTCAGCCGCACGGTGTGGGCCTGCTTGCGCTTGGCGATGTCGGAGCGCACGGCCAGGTAGCCGCCGGCCAGCGCATCGCGGGCATCGCCGACGGTGAGCCCGGCCAGCGTGCCCACGCGCAGCCCGGTATTGCGCGCCAGGCGCATCCAGGCGCGGTCGCGCGCGGCCAGCGGGCCGGCGAACTGCTTCATGTGGCTGAACAGCTTGCGCTCCTCAGCGGTCGTCAGATATCGGTTGAAGGTCTGCATGGTTGTCGTCCTCTCGTTGTTGCCATCCCGGCGTGTCGTCGCCGGTGTATTGAATTTCCAGGAACACCGCCGGCAATCGTCCGGCTTGCGCGGCCCTGGGGATGATTCGGTACGGCGCGGTCGGCTCGAAGCTCGCCGGTGCCAGCGGCAGTGTGGCCAGGTGCGTGCCGGCGGCGTCGAACAGGTCGAGCGCCGTCTCGCCGCTATCGACGGCGACCGGCATCAGCAGGAAGCCGGCCACGGCCGTGGTCTCGGCCAGGCCCAGCCAGCAGCGCCGGCGGCGCTCGGGGGTGGTGGGGTCGGCCGTGTTCAGGATCTCGATCAGCATCGGCGCGCCCTCCGGCGGCCGCACTCGCGGCGCTGGCGCTCGATGGTCGCGGCGTGGGCGCGGATCAGCCGGCCCAGCAGCGGGCGTTCCAGCGCCTCGGACAGCGTCGTGCCGCGCGCGAGCTTGGGCCGGTGGACCTTCCAGGCCAGATCCAGCGCCGACTCGCAGCCGGGAATCTGCAGGTCCAGCTGCACCGGCGCCATCTCGGGCATCCCGCAATCGAGGCTCATCTGTAGAACCCCCGCGCCAGATCGGCGCCGTAGAAGCTCCAGAGCAGGTCGCCGGCGCGCAAGCGGCGCCGCTCGCTGATCGGCTCGGAAGCCGAAAGGATCCCCTGCCGGCGTAGTGCGGCCGGCGCTTGGCTCGTCGCTGGAGGCGTGGGCTCGCGCTTGAGCTCGGCAGGGGAATTCGGTCGGTCGGTCATCGCGGGTCATCCTCGGCCGTCTTGGCCGGCACGTCTCGCGTGAACTCAATCACGACAGACGTGGCCAATGGAACGCGAAGGATTTCCCGCCCCGCCGCGCAGGTGACTCGAAGAAAGTGCCCGGCCCGCGCGGCCGGAACCGCGGCGGGGGTCAGGGAGGTGGGAACCCCCACGCGGCACGCGGGCCGGGCAACCCTGTGAAATCGGTCTGCAAATCGGTCATTCGCCATCGTCGTCCTCCGCGATGGCCTCGAGGCGGCTCAGGAACTCCATGCCGGCTTTTGCCGCGCGGATAAAGCGCTGCTGCACCACGCGCAGCTCCTCGCGCGTCACGCGGCCGTCGGCCAGGCAATCGCGCACCGAGCCGGAAACCTCGCCGACCTCGGCGTGGTAGTCGCAGAACAGATCCAGCAGTGCGGCGTAGGTGTGGAGAATCTGGTAGCAGCGGGTCTCGCGCTGCACCGGCACGCTCTCGCGCAACGTCAGCTGCGAATCGTGGCCGGGGTAGGCCTTGTTGTTCAGCGTCCCGGCATTCATGCCCACGCGCGCGGCCAGCGCCGTGGCACCGCGCTCGCCGCCCGGGGCGGCAAACCCGTGGATCGTGTCGTAGATCGCCTGGTCGAGCGCGTCGATCACAGCAGCGGCGCCAGCAGGATCGCGATGGGTATTGCGATGAAGATCATGGTCGATTACTCCGCGGATTCGACTGGCGCGCGGCCGACGGACGCCCCAGAATGTTTTGACGTTCCCAGGGAATTGGGACATGCCCCGAGGCTCGACCGAATCGCCCGCGCCACGACTTCCTGGACCGTCAGGCCCGAAGATGCCGCCCGCACCTTCAGTTTCCTGTGGAGTTCTGCGGGAACCCCGACGTTCACGAGGCGGGGCGATTCAGGCGCGTGTTGCACCTCAGCGTGGCTCATGCGATGCTCCAGAATTCCATTTGGTGAAATGGTGAAATCACAATCAACAGGGACACAATACACCAGTCAATCGCGTCATGCAACCCATTCGACTTGGATTTCTGTCGAGGAAGGCGAGTTGAGCCCTGATCTCGGTCACGAACTGGCCCGAATTCGCAAGCAATCAGGACTCGGCAGCCAGCGGGAGGCTTGCAAATTGCTGGGGGTGAGCGTCAATACATTGCTGAGCTACGAGAAGGGAAACTCGCTGCCCGATGTCGACTTCCTGGCCGCCTTTGCGTCGGCTACACGGGCGGATTTCGGGCAGCTTGTACGTCTGCGGCTCGAATCGGGCGATGCACCGGTGCCGCCGGCCGGTCGGATGGTCCAGGAAGCATTCGAGCGCTACGGCCTATCCGCCGGTTCGACAGTGGCAGAGGCAGCACGCCGGGCGCAGCCTCCGCCGAACAATGTCGCGGCTACGCGCCAACGCGTTCGAGATGCAGGCGTAGATGTCGACTGGGCGCTGCTGATCGTGCAGCTCGTCGCCAGCGGCGATTTGACGCCGGCTGGCGCTGAGGCCATCATCGAGCATCTGCAGGGACACGACGACGAGCAAGGGACGCGATGAACACGATCGACTGCAAACAATGCGGCGCGCCGATGACCAAGACTATGCACGCCGAGCGCAATATGGGCGTGCAGTTCTTCGGCTGCGCTATTTTCATAGTCGGGCTCGTACTTCTATTTGCTTTCCCGGTCGGCACGATCATCGGCCTGCTCCTGATGCTTGGCAGCGCTCGCATGGGCTACAAACGCAAGAAGGTGTGGAAGTGCCGCGGTTGCGGCTACTTTTTCGAGCGCGCCTGAACCCCCTACCGCATCTCCCCTGCCCGGAACGTGGCCTCGTGTGCGGGGCCGCGGAGGTGGCCGAGGCTGGGCAGGCGCGCCAGGCGGCCGTAGAGGGCGGTGCGGTCGAGCCAGGCCTGGCTGTCGGCCCGGGCGGCGTAGAGCACGGCGCGGCCGTCGGCGATGCGTGCGAGTACCGATTGCCAGCTCAGCCCCGCCACGGCGTTTCCTGCGCTGTCGACGCCGTAGGCCGTCTCCGGGCCCTTCCATGCGAACGCGACCGATTCCTCGCGGTACGGCAGGCCGCGGCTGGCCGGCTCGGCGGAGCCGATGCGCGTGCGCTGCGCCGTGGGCTCCCAGCCCTGCGCCCAGCCGCGCTTGACGTCCACCCGCAGCACCTGGGCGGCGAACAGCGTGCCGATGCGGTGCGTGCCGCTGCCGGCGTTGGTGACGGCCACGCGCACGCCGGAGAGGTCGGAATCGGCGCTCAGCAGCGTCAGCGCGTTGACCGGCAGATCCGGCACGCGGGCGACGGTGTGCGTGGCGATGACCGGACCTGCGAGGTTCTGCCACTCGATCACTGCGCCGTCGGGCAGGTCGTGACTCATGAGCCCGAACAGGCCCACGGACTGCGCGCCGCCCCAGTTGACCGAGAACGTCGCCGTCGCGCCGTTGAACGTCGCGTAGGGCGTGGGCACGTCCTCGATCGCCAGGTTGCCGATCGGCCGGGCGGCGTCGAAGGTGGCGCCGTCGTCGGTGACGGTCTGGTCCAGGGCGTGGTTTTCGTAGGCCAGCAGTCCGGTCATCAGTTGGTGCTCCAAGTGGTGTCGGTGCCGTCCCAGGTGGCGGTTTCGTCGGCGCTGGGCGCGTTCGGCGCGAGCAGTTCAAAGGCGTAGGCCCAGCGGCCGTTGACCCACACGCGCTCGGTCTCCTCGGAAAGCACCAGCGCGCGCTGGCCGTCGCGCAGCCAGTTCACGCCGGTCGGCAGGTCGTCGACGGTGTCGGCAATCAGGATCTGCGCCGGTGCGGATTTCAGCGTCACGGCTTGCCCCGGTAGGTGATGCGCTGCGGTTCGTCGGGAAACGGCGAGTCGGCGTCCATCTGCACGCTTCGCAGGTCCTTGCCGTCCTTCAGCGCGGCGGCGTCGACCTGCACGAACAGGTGCTTCCCGGGCCGGTATTCCTCCAGCTGGCCGACGCGCACGATGGTCGGTACCACCCATTCGCCCGGGAACTCGATCAAGTTGTGCACGTGGGTGTCTTGCGAGCGCTGCACGTCGCGCGGGCTGACCAGCGCGGTGACCTTCGGGTCCTTGGCGTCGATGTCGGCGTAGCGGGCCTCAAGGGCCTGAGCGGCAGCGGGCCCGGATGGCGCGTCGTACTGGTAAATTGTGGTGCCGTCGCTCACAAATAGCCGCGCACCATCGTCCGTGATATCGATGCCTTTGGCCGCAGTCACCTGCCCCGATATATCGAGGTCCGATGCCGCGCCCGCAGTCGATAGGTCGTATGCAGAGCTCAATGGCCAGCCAGAAATGATCTGTTCTTGTCTGACAGCTACTATTTCCAGCCCACCTGGCATCCATCGCGGCGTCTTGGCGCTCGATGTCATCCCGCTCAGCGAGTGGGTCGTATCGAATGTCGCCGACGTGATGTCGTAGGCTGTGATTAGATCATATTCCTCCAAGCCGCCGTCGGTGCCGGCCAAGACGAGCAGGGTTGCGCCATCGTTACCGACCGCCAGTCCGACGCCAAAACCGGACTGATCGACCAGCGTGTTACCAGACGCGCTGCCGGAGGTCAGAGAAAAAGCGGTCGGCAGTGTGAATTCGACAACACCACCACTACCGCGATCATAGACAAGCATCGGACCAGAGGGGTCGCCAAACCCGCCCTCATCAGCGGGACCAAAAAACAAGTCGATTGGATCGTTAGCGGCGGCGGTGATATCGAGCGACACGTCCGACGCGGACGCCGTATCAATTTCCCCAGGTTCCGAGAGCACTAGTGCGTGAACAGTGTCGGAGCTGTTATCCAGCACGAACACTTTTGTCTTGTCCGCCGCCGCAAAGATCGCATCGCCAGAGATGCCCGAAAGCGTATGGCTCTTCCCGCTGTATAAGTACTCTGAAATCGTCATCAGCTCACCGGCCACGGGTTGAGGCTGTCGGGATCAGCGCGCCGGATCACGCGGTAGTCCTCGCTGAGGGCGGCGCGGTCGGTGGCGCTGAACTGGAACGTGATGCCGGCGGCGCTGCCGGCCGGGATCGGCGTCCAGTTGCGCGCGCCGACGGCCCGCAGCGTGCGGAAGCTGGCCTCGTAACTGCGATATTCCACCCGCTCGGCGTCCATATCTTCCGGCTCGGGCGTGAAGTCCGGCGTGCCGCTCGGCGGCGCCCACAGGCCGAAATAGATGTTGCCGTCGGCGTGCGGCAGCCAGAAACCGCTGCCGGAATCGGTGGTGAACAGGTTGTAGAAGTCCTCCAGGGTTTCGCCGCCGGCGTATTTCCAGCCCATCACAGGGTCGCCGATGGCGGTGGCGTGCGCGCTGAGCGTGGTGCTGTCGAGCTGGGCCGCGGCGGCGGCGCCGGCGGTGAGTTCGGTCAGCCAGGGCAGCAGCTCGCCGTAGCGGTTCTTGACGTCCTCGATCTCGTCGACGGTCACCAGCGAGATCTTGCCCGAGCCTTTGCACGCCATCGCCCAGACCGCCTCGTCGGCGCGCAGCCATCGGAATACGCGGCCGCTGCCCTGGATGCGGATGGCCGAGTCGGCGAACGGGTCGAGCAGCTCGGTGATCGGATCGCCGCTGCCGGCCACGGTGCCGAGCTGAATCAAGCCGGGGTCGGCGAAGTCTTCGTAGTCGATGCGGATGCGCTGGCGCTGGCCCGGGGTCATCACGTCGGCCGGGGTGTAGAGCCGCAGCGTGTTGACGGCGTCGCCGTAGTGCAGTTTCACGCGGATCCGGCCGAGCGAGTAGCTGGGGCTGGCGCCGTTGCCGCGCGCCATCACCTCGACGTGGCCGCCGGCGCTCACGTCGGCGCCGGTGCGCGCCTCCAGCTGGGTGCCGAGGTCGCCGGTGCCGCCGATGGTCTCGATGCCGTTGCTTCCGGGCACGGTGATCGCGCTGCGATCGAAATCGGCGATCAGCCGGCCGATGCTGTCCAGCACCCGCAGCCGCCAGACCTGCACGTCGGTGCCGGAGTGCTCCAGCTCGATTTCCGCGCCGCTGATGAAATGGTCCTCAGGCACAGCCGAGACGTCGAAGCCGGAGAAGCGCACGCGGTCGCTGAAATCGCCGTCGTCGAGCGAAACGGTAGCGAAGTTGGCGTCGGCGGTCTCGACATCGCCTTCCAGGCTGCCGCTGGCGTCGGTCCAGTCCGCGCCGCCCTGCTGCACCACGCGCGAGCTGCCGCCGGAAAGGCCCACCCAGCCGGTGTCGCCGAGCGTGTTCGGCGTGACGTCGATCTGCGCCGCGCCGCCGCCGGCCGCCTCGCTGATTTCGGCCACCCCGGCAATCTCGACCACGTCGATGCCGTTCGGCAGCCCGCCGGTCCAGGAATCGAAATCCCAGCGCACTACCTCGGTCTGCGTCTCGGTGTCGGCGGCCGGGCCGCCGTGGTCGAAGGTCGGCTGCAGGTAGGGAGGCTGCATCAGCTGCGCGCCCCAGTCCAGCGCCACGAAATCTGCCACCGGCGCGCCGCCGTCGGCGGCCCCGCGCACCACGTGCAGGCTCTGGCTGAGGTAGGTGATCAGGTTCACTGCATCCCAGATCTGCCCGGCGTCCTGGAACACCTCGCCCACGCCCACCGGAACAGTTCGGTTGATCAGGTTCTTGTTCGGTGCATCGGCGTGCACGCTGCCGGCGATTCGCTTTTTCAGCCACGGGAAGTTCGGCAGCTGCTCGGCGGTGAAGCGCCGGCCGCGCGAGCTCACCGAGCCGGTGCGCGAGATGAACCACGTCTCGAAGGCATCGAGTGTCTGGTCGCTCCAGCCGCGCCAGACCTGCGCCACGGCGCCTTCGACGCGCGCGGCGATCAGCCGCGCGACGATGCTCGGCACGCCGTCGTGCGCGCTGTCGGTAATCGAGATCGCGCCGAGCCGGGCGTAGGGCGTGGCCTTGTCGTGCTCGGTCTTCAGGCCCACGGATCGCGGAATGCGCGGATCCAGCAGCTGGAACCACTGCCCGCCCTCGAGGCCGTCGGTGGAGAGCGTGTACGGCGCGTGCGAAAAACCGTACTGCAGCGCCACGCCGTTTTCGACGAATCCCAGCTTGGCGGCGATCACGAAATGCCTCATTGCGGCCTCGATCGCTCGACGATCTGCGGCCCGCGCTCTGTGCCGAGCTCGATCTGCCGGGTGAGCAGCTGCCGGATCTGCGCCAGCTCCTGCAGCGTGAGCTGGCCCGTCGTCTCCTGCCCCTGCGCCTGCTGGGTGATGCGGCCCTCGATCTGTCGCAGCACGCGCACCGAGTCGCTGAGCGCCTGCTGGCTCTGCTGCGCGCCGTTCACGCCCGGGCCACCGCCGCCGCTGCCGCCAATCGGCGCATTGCCGTTGAGGTCGCGTAGCTCGGCGAGCTGGTCGCGCTGGATGTCGCGGATTTCGATGGCGGCGTTGAGCTGGCGCTCGCCGACGCTGAGGCCCTCGGGCCCGAGTGTGAGGCCTTGCAGCAGCCCGCGCAGGTCGGCCTCGAAGGCGGCGAACTGCTCGGTGGCGCTGCCGAATACACCTGCGCCGAGGTTGATGGCCTGCTGGAACAGCCCGGCGACCTGCTGGCCGGCCTGGAGGTCGCCGCCCTGCGCGGCGGCGGCGGCCTGGCGCAGTTGCAGTTCGGCCGCGTTTAGCCTCTCGATCGGCGTCAGGCTGCTCGGGCCGGAGACGAGCTGATTGTTGAGCGCGCCGCGGATGTCGTCGACCACGCGCTGCCAGTCGTCGGCCAGGCGGTCCAGGCTTTCGCCGCGCACGTCGGCGAGCTCCTTCTCGGCCTTGATGACGCTGGCGATGGCATCGCCGGCCGAGAGCAGGGTGGCGGTGTCCTCGGCGCTGAGCGTGCCCAGGAATTCGTCGAGCAGGCCGCGCAGGCCCTGCTGCGTGAACAGCTCGTCGGTGACGTCGATGCCCAGCCCGCCGAGCAGGTCGCTGGCGCGGTCGCGGCCGGTGCTGGCGCGCTGCTGCGCCAGCTCGTCGCCGGTGAACGCCGCGCCGAGCACACGGTCGAGCACGGCTGTGAACTGGCCGGCATCGTCGCCGAAGATGCTCACCAGCTCGGCGCCGAAGCGCGTCAGCCCGGCCTGGCTTTCGGCGAACTGCCGGCCGACCAGGTCGGCGGCGCGCTCAAGGCCGTTGACCACCGGCTCCAGCCGGCTGAAGGTGTCGAGGATGCTCTCGCCGCCGATGGCCACCTCGTCGAGCACGGTGGCCAACTCCTGGAACTCCAGCCCCAGCGTGCGCCCGCGCGCTTCGAGGTCCTCGAGGCGCAGCAGGTCGTTGAGGCGCTGCACCTGGCCGTCGAGCGTCTCGGCCTGCTCGACAAACTGGCGCGTGAAGGCGTCGAACGTGCCGAGCACGTCGTCGAACAGCAGCTCGAGCTGGCCCTCGATGTCGTCCGGCCCGCTGCGGCTGGAGATTCCGAAACGGCTGATGACGTTGGCGATCGCCGATTGCTGCCCGGGGTCGCGCACTACGCCGGAAAGGGCGTTGAGGAATTCCGAGTAGCCGCGCACGATCTGGCGCTTGGCGGTGTCCTCAATGCCCCGGAAAGCAATCTCCAGCTCCGCGCCGAAGGCCGTCGAAATCACGCGGTCGGTGCCGGCGTCGGTGGCCTGGCTGGCGTTGCGGCCGCGCACTTGGAATTTGGGCACGCTCTCGCCGAATACGGCGTCGCCGATGATCGAGCCGATCAATGCGCCGATCGGGCCGCCGAGCGCGTTTCCGGCGGCGGTGAACGCGGCCTGCCCCAGATTGCCTTCCACGGCCTGGCCGAGCGCAAGCGCGAAGCCGGCGGCCGAATTGCGCTGGAAATCCTGCGATTCGAACGCGGCCGAGATGCCGTCGGTAAACGCGGTTTCGACGAATCCGGCCAGGTTGTCGTCGAGAAAATCGCCGATGCCTTGGCCGCCGAAGCCGGTCAGCGCGCTGCCGAGCGCGCTTTGCACGCCCTGCCCGTTCAGCACCGCGGTGGCGAAGTTGCTTCCGATCTGACTCAGCGCCCCGGCCTGCTGCGCCACCTGCCCCGTCGCATCGGCCAGGCCCAGCATCTGCCGGATGACCGGCGGCAGCGTGTCGAAGGCCAGCCGCTCGAGCTCAGCAGCCAGGCCCTGGCCGATTTCGTCGCGCTGGCGCTCGAAGCGTTCGGTGAGCAGGTCCAGCATCTCGCCGGCCTGCGCGCCTGTGATCTCGAAGGCACGGAACCGCTCGCCGACTTCCTGCGCGGCGGTCTGGTACTCGCGGAGCGCCCGGGCATACGGCCCGCCGAGATCCGCGCTCAGGTCGGCGATGGCGTCGTCCATTTCGCGCACGGACTCGGCCACCTCGCCAGCGCGTTCGGTGGCGGCGGTGGCTGAGTCCAGCGCGAAGTCGCGCAGGGAGCTGGTCAGTTCGCCGATGCCGTTGGCTGACTGCGCGCTGTTCCTGTCGACTTTGTCGATGGTCTGCGCGAACAGCTCGGCCGTCAAATCGGCAACGCGGAAATCCTGATTGATGTCATCCAGTGTGGTCGACCAGATCGCGCCGATTCGCTCGGCGGCATCTTCGTTTTTCTCGGCGAGTTCTTCGGTCTGTTCTCCGGACTGGTTCAGGATCCGGAAGAACTCCGAAATTGCCGCGATGCCCCCATTTTCAATGCCGAAATCATTGAAGCCGTCGCCCATTATGAATTCGAACGCTGGCCGGGCTCCGGGGCCGAAGAGCCCGCCGAGGATGTCGCCACTTTTGAGTTTGTCGACACTGGCTTGCAGGCCGTTGAATGCGCTGAACTCCTCGGCCAGCACACCCAGCGTCTGCACCGTGGCCGAGGCAATGCGCCCCAGCCCGATCAGTCCGGCGGTGAACCGGGTTACGGCCAGCGCTGCCTGGTTCATGGCGTTGGCCGCATCGACGGCCCGGCCCTCCATGTCGTCGAGGTCGCGATTGGCCAAGACCACCTGGTCGCGCGCGCGGTCGAACGCCCCGGCCAGCCGGTCGACGAAGTCGGCGGTGTTGGAGAACGCTTCGGCGACCGCGGCGCTGGCGCCGGTGGCTTCGTCGAGCACGCCGATGGTGCGGCGCACGCTGTTCTGGACCGAGGTCAGCGCCTCGCCCATGGTCTGGGGGATGGACGCCGATTCCGCGGCAATCTCGTCGGCCTGGTCGATGAGCGCGCGGCGCAGGATGTCGCTGGTCAGTTGCCCCTGCTCGGCCAGCCCGCGCAGCTCGCCGCGGGTGATGCCGAGCGAGTCGGCCAGCGCCTGCATCAGACGCGGGGCCTGCTCGTTGACGCTGTTGAACTCGTCGCCTCGGAGCACACCGGCGGCGAAGGATTGCGAGAGCTGCCGGATGGCGCCGGCCGATTGGGCCGCGCTGGCGCCGGACACGCGCATGGACTGCGTGACGGCCTCGGTGATCGTCTCCAGCTCGCCGGCCGACGCGCCGGCATCGCCGAGCGACTGCGCCAGGCGCACGTACAGCTCGCCGACGGCGTCGACGGCACTGCCGCTGGCGTTGGCGATGTCGAGGATGCGCTCCTGCGCCTGCGCGGCCTGCTCGGAGGTATCGGTGACCAGGTTCAGCCGGGCTTCGAAGCGCGTCCACTGGTCGGCGGCCTGGGCGATCTGGCCGACGCCCAGCGCAGAGATGGCAAACGTCGCCGCACCGGCCATGCGCCGGAGCGTGCGGCTGGCGCTGCCGGTGGCGCGGCTGTACTGCTCGGTGGCGCGGCTGGCGCGGCGGGTCTGGCCGGTGTAGCGCTCCGCGCCGCGGGTGTTGCGCCCAAGCTGGGCGTCCAGCCGCTCGGCTTCCTCGCGCGTGGTGCGGAACGCGGCGATCACGCCGCGGCCGTCGCCGCGGAGTTCGACGACAACCGGTTCAGTCATGGCGGCTGCGGCTCATGCCTATTCCCCGAACAACACCACCAGCGGCCACAGGAACGCCATTCGCACGCGGTCCTTGCCGGTCATCTTCTGCGGCAGGCCGATCAGCCAGGCCGCCACGTCGACGGCCAGCGAGAACAGCACGCCGGCGGCGTAGGCCAGGAAAAGCGCGGTGAGCGTGATGAGAAGCCAGGTCGGCATGCTCACGTCTCGATCGCCGCCGCGGCGGCGAACAGGCGATCGAGCTGCTCGTCGGTCAGCCCCAGCGTATCGGCGGCTGCGGCGACGAGTACGGAGTCGCGGCGGATGTAGGGCGCGTACTCCCAGGACTCGACCAGCGCGCTGCCGGCCGGCTGCGCGGCGAGAAAGGCGTCGACGGCGTCCCGCATGCCGGCGTCGCGGATCGCGAGCCGGAGCTGGTGCGCGGGCACGGCCCGCTTGGCCGCTTCGGCCTCGGCGGCGATCTGCGCGGCGAGCCGGTCGCGTTCCTCGGCGGCGGCGTCGCGCTCGGCGATCGCCGCGTCGCGGGCCTGCTCGGCTTCGGTGCGCGCGGTCTCGGCCGTGGCCGCGGCGGCGGTCAGGCGCTCGACCTCGGCCAGGGCGTCGACGTGGAGCTGCTCGAGCACGTCGGTGAGCGGGTATTCGCCGGCGCCGTCGCCGACGGCCTGGATGGTGCCGTCGGCCCAGCGGATCGCGGTGCCCTTGTACTGGCCGGTCGCGCGGTCCCAGCGGCAGATGAGTTCGTAGGGGTTGGGCATGGGTGTACCTCGGGTCAGGAAATGACGGCCAGGTCGGTGAGCCGGCGCCAGTCCGCGCCGTCGGAGCGCGCGAGCACCGGGCCGCCGGCTTCGTCGGCGACGTCGATATAGGCACCGGCGTGGAGCGTGGCGTCGGGCACGGTGGCCACGGTGTAGCTCGGCGGGGCAAGCGGCGCGGCGGCGCGGATCTGGCCGTCGCCGTGGGCGAGGAGGTCGACGTGCATCGTCGCCGGCCCGGTGCCGGCGGCCTCGGCGCCGAGCTGGAGGTCGTCGCCGGAGAAGCGCAGCGCGGCGCGGCCGTAGTTGCTGGGGTCGGTGTAGGTGCGGTAGAGCTGGTATTCCTGGGGATTCGTGCCGTCCCTCTGCATCAGCACGCCGACGCCAGCGACCAAGATAACTCGCTGTGTATTTAGCAGATTGACGTCGTTGAAGTGCAGACCGCCTGGCCTGAGAATTTGCACCTGCTCCGTGCTCCAGCGCAGGTAGGGGGTTCCGTTTAAAAACAAGGTTGGGCGCGTGAGCCTGATGCCGATTCCGGAACTGGAGTTCCCCAGGTAATATTTGACACCCTCGGAGTCCGGTGTACGGACAGACGCTGGCTCTATGTCCAGCCCGGATACATCGGCTGCCTGGAACCGCTCGACGAGCGTATATCCGTCCGCGCCATCTGTCTGCGGCACCTGCCCGGCGGCTTCGCCCGTGGGGTCGGGTACGCCGGCGCCGTCGGCGCCGGCGGCGCCGGGCACGAGGTCGAGCGTGAGCGTGAACGTACCTCCATCCCAACTCGCCGCCGGGGTCGTGCCCGGCGGCTGCGGCACGCCGACGACGCTGAAACCCTCGGCCAGGTTGATGCTGTCGGCGGCGGCTTGCTGGGCGGCTTCCTGGGCGAGCTGGGCGGCGGATTTGGCCGGCGGCGGGGTGGCGATGATGTCGCGGAAGTTCACCGGCGTGGCCGATTCGGGCACGACGATGCGCGTGCGCAGCGCGGGGCGATTGCCGCCGGGGCGGTAGACGGCGACTGCGTAGTGGCTGCCGCGATCGCCGTTGGGCGGCAGGTCGACGGTGACCTCGCCACTCGCGTCCGGGCTGCCGCTCCATGTCTGCGGCACGACGGTGCCGCCGGGCCGCGTCTCGAAGCCGATGAGTTCGATGTAAATCGTCAGCTCGGCGAGTTCGTCGATGCCGGCGAACGGCTCGGCGAGCTGGAACAGCACGGGGGTCTTGGTCACGCTCACGAGTCCGGCTCCTTGCGCTGGCGCTGCAGCCGCCGCAGCTCGGCGCGGTCGGCGTTGGCTCGGTCGAGGCCGTCCTCGAGCGCCTGGATGTCGGCGTCGAGCCCGCCGTTGTCCAGCGGCGGTTCAAGCGGCGGGATCTCGATGGGCTCGACGAAGCGGGCCGGCAGGTCGATGAACACGGGTGTGGGCACGCGCTGGACTTCGGTGCGCGTGAGGCAGACCTCCGGGCCGCTGGCGCAGCCGGCGATCAGGACAACGATCGTGACGGCAGCGGCGAGCGCGGCGGGCTTATTCATCGTCGGGCCCCCAGCGTTGAATCAGCCCGTTGCGGCGCTCGATCATCCGGTCGGCAATCTGCACGCAGACGAGCTGCGTGGCCCAGGACTGGCATTCGGGCTGCTGGTCGTAGATCTCGGCGCGCGCTTTGCGCTCGGCAGCCGATTCGGCGGCGCGCTGGTCGTCCCGGTCCTCGGCGGCGGTGGCGGCTTCGGCCAGGGCGTCCTCGCGGATCTCGATTTCGCCGGCCAGCCGCTGGATCTCGGCGCCGAGGTCGCGGATGTGCTGCGTCTGGGTTTGGTTGTCGGCGCGGCACTGCGCGAGCTGCTGGGCGCTGGCGCCGAGCTGGCGCTGTGCGGCCTGGAACTGCCACCAAAGCAGCGCGAGCGCGGCGAACTGGAGGCCGATGACGGCCACCAGGCCGAGCCCGACCTTGGCGGCCAGCGGCGCGCCGGCCGAGCCGATGAGGTTGGTGGCCCAGCGGATCATTCGCAGCCCTTGCGGTCTTGATACCAGCGCCAGGCGGCAAAGGCCACGCCGGCGATCACCAGCCCGATGACCACGGCCGGCAGGTGGTCGGCCAGCTTGTTCAGCAGCGGCAGCGCCGGCTGGGCTTCGGAGAGCATGCTGGCGCCCGATGCAATCGCGGCGCCGCCGGCGGTCGCTGCGCCGGCGCGGGCCGAGGCCGTGGGCAGCTTGCGCGGCTTGTCCGGGGCGATGCCGGCCATTTCCAGCCCGCGGTCGATGACTTCGGCCGAGTACGGCTGCCGGCCGTTCTCGTGCAGGATCATCGCCTCGATGAGCGGCCGCACGTGCGCGTAGCTGTGCAGGTCCAGCGCGGCATCGGGATCGAGGCCGGTGGCGAACGCCACGTGGTCGATATAGGCCTGGGTGTCGTTCTCCACCGGCGGCGCCCAGCGCTTGACGACGGTGCGCAGCCGCTTGATGCGGTGCTTGTCCTTGTAGGTGATGAGGATCCGCGCCATGGCGCGGATACCCCACTCGGGCGCCCGGAAGCGGAAAAACTCCGGATCCGGCTGGTCGTCGGCAAGGCCCTGCCAGGGCGTCTTGCTGCGACGGATGTTGCCCGGATTGTGGTTACGGATGCCGCGCGGTACGTCAGGCATGGGTCACCTCGTCGATCTCGGTTGCCATGCCCCGGAACGCACGGGGCGGTGAACGGTCGGTGCGGGCCGGCCGTTACGGGTCGTCGTCGGGCGGCGGGTTGACGGAGTTGTCGTTGCCGTCATCGCCGTCGTTGCTGTTGTCGCTGTTGTCGGAGTTGTCCGAGTTGTCGGACTGGTCGATGGGCCCGTCGCTAGTCGAGCGGCAGCCGGCGCCGATGCAGCCATCGCGCACGTCGCCGTAGCGGTCGCGGCCGACGTTGTCGCCGATGCGGTCGTCGCCGGTGCGGGTGTCGCGGCCGGCGATGTCGCGCCCGGCGGTATCGCCCCGGGTGTCGCCAAAGTTTCCGCCGACGTCGGTGCGGTCGCCGATGTCGCCGCCGGCGATGTCGCGCCCGGCGGTGTCGCCCCGGGTGTCGCCGAGGTTGCCGCCGACGTCGGTGCGGTCGCCGATGTCGCCGCCGGCGATGTCGCGCCCGGCGGTGTCGCCCCGGGTGTCGCCGAAATTTCCGCCCACGTTGGTTTCATCGCCGCGGGTGTCGCCGAGGTTGCCGCCGACGTTGGTGCTGTTATCCGTTGCGCCGTAGTTGCCGCCGACGGCGATGCTGTTGTCGACCGGCCCCTGCACGCGGCCGATCACGCCGCCCAGGGCATCGGTGAGGTCGACCATGTTCTGCCCGCTCTGGTCCACCAGCCAGCCCGCGCCCCAGACCTGCAGGCCGGTGTTGGCCAGGCTGGCGATGGGCGAGAACGCGCGCGCGAATTCCTCGCCGGGGCTTCTCAGCTGCGGCTGCGGGATGTGCACATCCGGCCGGTTCTGGCCACAGGCGAGCATGACGGCGACGCGGCACATGTCCTCGGCGCAGGCGGCCGCGGCCGTGGCGCAGGAACTGGCGTGCTGCTCGGCGGCCGTGCGCTGGGTGACCAGCGCCTCGCCGTAGGCCTCCATTGCAAGGCGGTTGGTCTTGGTGGTGCCGCAGCCGGCGAATACGGACGCCGCCAGCAGGCCGACAGCCAGCACGCGCGTCAGGGATCGGGTTCGGTAGTGCATGGTCAGCTCCTGTTTTCCTCGGCCCGTTCGGCCTCTCGCTTGTTCAGCTCGCCGCAGGCGACGTTGACGAACAGCTGGATCCAGCCCAGCAGCTCGGCGCGCTCGCGACTCGGGATCCGGTGCGTGCGCAGCGTGGACTCGACCTCGGCCGAGCGCACGCCCTGCCAGACCTGCCCGCCGAATCCGCCGACGGCGCGCTCCCAGTGACACTGGAGCGCCAAGTCTTTGATCGGCTCGTTTTCCGGCCACAGCGGATGCGGGGCGATCGCATCCACTTCGAGGATCTCGGCAATCTGCTCTTCGCTGTATCCATTGCGCCGTAGATCCTCGACCTCCTCACGCGTCCAGCCCGGGGATTCGCTTACCGCGACCCAGTGGCTGGCTGCTTGCCGGAGGTTTTCGGCTTGAGGTTTCCCCCCAGCACCGCGTTGTAGTACTCCAGCGAGGCCTCGTAGACGAAGCTGGCCTCGTCGAGCATCGGCTCGACGGCATCTTCCGGGTCCAGCGGCTCGCCGCTGCCGTCGGGCTTGCCGACGCCGTGCACGCCGACCAGGGCGTGGGCGAGCATGTCGCGGTCCTCGAAGCGCTCGCCTTCGTCTGCGGCGTCTTCGCGCATCTTTCGGACCTGGTCGGCCGGCATGGCGCGGAAATCACAGCGCAGCGTGGCCGAATCGAACGTGCCGCGCTCGTTGGGCACCTGGAAGGTGACCTTGCGCTGAAACGTGCGGTCCGGATTCGGGGTGAACATCTTTCCTTCCATCGTCGTTTCGCTCCTTTGCGTTCTGACTGTCGGGGTCGTTCAAATGGCCCCGGGCGACCGGCCCGGGCGCGGCTTACTTCACGGTCACGCGGTAGCCGGTGGTCTGGGCGCTGGTGGAGCTGGCGATGATGCTGCCGCCGAGCTGCAGCGCGACGATGCCGCCCTCGTTCTGCCGGCGCGGCGGGCTGAGTGCCTGCACTTCGCCGGCGTCGATCTGGACGATGTTGCCGGCCGTGGTGCCGTGGATGTACTCCAGCGCGCCGATGGTGTCGTTCTGGATCGCGCTGAACCAGTCCCAGTCCGAAATCGAGGGCTGCTCGATGCTCGCCTGCCAGCTGCTGTTGCGGTCCTGCTGCTCGAGCGATTCCTCCACGGAGGTCTCGTAGAAGTCCACCTGCTGGCCGCCGGTGATCGTCAGGCTGTGCAGCGCGCGGGTGGCGCCGAACAGACTGAAATCGACATTGGCGGCGCGGAACGGCACCGGCTTGACGAAAGCCGACTGGTCGATCGCGGGCGTGGCGGTGTCGGTCACGTCCAGGATTAGGCCCAGAAATTCGAACTGGAAATACCCATACTGGCGCTTGCCGAATTCCATCGTCACCGAGCCGCGCGCGCCGACCACGCGGTGGCGCTGGTCGTCGCCGTGGAAGTAAAACGTACAGGAATCGACGCCGGTGTCGATCGGGTCGTAGTAGATTTCGGTCGGGCTGCCGCCGGGGTCGTCGCTGTCCTGCACGTGGCCGGCAGCGCGCATCAGTGCATCCCAGGCCGGCACGTCGCCGGCCGCACCCGCACCGGCGACCTCGACCTGCAGCCGAATGCGCGCGTGCTGACCGACCAGGGTGCCCGGGTCGGCGCCGAACGTGCCCTTGTCGAGCTCGCGCTGCAGCTCCTCGCCTTCGAGCGGGTCGATTTCGAGGTTGCGCGAGACCACCGCATTCACGGTGCCGGTCGGCGTGGCGTCGGTGCCGTAGGTGGTTTCGATGGCCGCCAGCAGCACGCGGCGGTTGAAGCGCTTCTTGGCCATGGGTTACTCCTTGGCGTCCTTGCCCTTGGCCGGCTTCGCGCTCGCCTTCTGGCCGGATTCGGTGGTGGTTGCCTTGCCGGCGGCCGATTGCACCTTGCGGTCAATCGGCTTGGCGGGCTTGGTGCGGACCTTGCTCTGCTTGCGCAGCGCGTCCTGGATTTCCTGTTTCATCGCGGGTCGACTCCGTAGACGAATTGCCCCAGCACCGACGCGAACGGCGGCGTGGTCTGGGCGCTGTTGGTGATGGACTGGAGGAACAGATCGATCAGCTGCTCGTCTTCGGGCGCCTCTCGGGCCAGACGCTCGATATCGGCAATCATTTCGGCCTCGGCGGCGTCGATGGCCGGGCCGGGGTCTTCGCCCGGCAGCAGCTTCTCGGCGTAGATCCAGACAGTGCGGCGCGAGAGGTCGCCGGGGCGGTATTCGTAGCCGTAGCCGGTCAGCGGGCCCAGCAGCACGGTGTAGACGCCGTCGCGCTGCTGGCGGTCGCCGTGGTGCTTGAGGTCCTGGAAATGGCGCGTGACGAGCGCGGTGCTGACAATGGATGCCAGCAGCGTGACGATGGCGTCGGCGACGGCTTCCCAGTCGGTGTAGGCGCCATTCATGACAGCGCCCGCTCGGTGGCGCGCCGGGCCGCGGCGGGCAGCAGCGCTTCGAGCCGGTCGATGCTGGTCTGGCGGGCCGGTTCCATGTACGGCTGCGGCTTGGTGCCGCGGCGTGAAATGGCCCGCGCAATCAGCCAGGCCAGATCCTCGATTGTCATCGGGGTTCGGGGCTGGATCCGCTTGGTCTCGATCCAGCGGCGGATGATGTCGATTGGAGGCAGGCGCTGGGGCGGGCTGCCCTTCTCTCGATACTCCGCGTGCGGCGCGTCAGCGATGATTCGGTGAAACCCCAGGCCGATCTGCTCGTTGCGGATACTGTTGGTCAGCTCGCTGAACGCCTTCGGCGCCTCGCGCTTGGCCTCCCGCGCGCCTTCGATGGCGACGCGGCCGATGACGCGGTCGACCTCTTCCATCACCACGTCCGGCGCCCGCCGCATGGCGGCGATGAATCGCGGCATCGTGTGGCGGTAGCGAATCACGCGCCGGTTCCCGTTCGGCGGTCGAATTCGGCGATCAGCGCGTCGAACAGGCCGCGGGCGGTCATGTCCTTGCTCTGCGCCATCTGGATCTTGGTCTCGCTAGGGCGGCCGACGTTCTGGATGGCCATTTCGCGCGCGGCTTCGGCCTGGGCGCGCAGCAGCAGCAGCTCGCGGTCGTTTTCGCGGTCGAGCTCGATGTCGTCTGCGGGGTCGCCGGTCCAGTAGCCGGCGGCGTAGTAGAACGTGTACTCGGCGCCGAGCTGGGTGATCTGGTGGCGCGTCGGCGCCGGCAGCAGCCGCAGCGTGACGGTGGCTGCGTCGCGATGGATGCGGTGGCGCGGCAACGGGCCGGGATAGCGGTCGTCCCAGGGCTCGATGCCGTGTGCCGCGCCCCACAGCGCGGCGTTGATGCGAATCAGGTCGGCCGGCGCGGTGTATTCGGCCTGGTCGGCGACCAGGTCCACCGAGCCGATCAGCGTGCGGCCCCGGCGCTCGGCCAGCGCGGCCGTGGCGGCGAGCGTGAAGCGCTTGAAATCGTCGTCCGGGTCGGCGTCCGTGCCTTCGAACCGAGTCGCAGCCGTATGCAGGCTGCTGACCAGGTCGTCGCGGAAATCGCTGAAGGTGACCGGCATCTCAGTCCTCGGCAGATACGTGTCGGGGTCGTTGTACGGCCGGTACAGGTCGCGGCGAAGCTGCTTGATTTCCTGCCGCGCTTCGTCCAGCGAAACGCGCAGGTAGCTGATTTCGGTTTCGAGCACGCGCAGCGTGCCGTAGCCGACGACCATTCCGGAGATCCCGGCCGAGAACAGCGTCACGACCACCATCTCGATCAGGCGCGGGCCGCTCATCAGCCCGCGCGGCTGGTTCGGTGAATTGCGCTCGCCGTTGCTCATTCACGCGCTTCGGTTTCGGATTTGGTTTGGGTCCCTTCCGCATCAGCCGCGGCTTCGGCCCGGCGCAGCGCTTCTTCCTCGAAGGCTTCTTCCAGCCCCGAGCGCGACTTGCCGTCGGCCTCGGCCTGGCGCAGGCGGTCGAAGTCCTCGTCGGAAAGGTCGGGCAGCCGGGGCACGATGTTCTTGATGGAGTCGTCGAGGATCTCCAGCACCGGATCGCTCGGCGGCGGCGCCGGCGCGGCCTTGGCCTCGTACCCCGGGATCATGGTCTGCTCGACCGACCGCGTCTGCCCGGGGGCGATGCGCTTGCCGCCGATGGATACCGGGCGGTCGAGGTTGTTCGTGTACGGCACCTGCATATCGTTCTCCTGGCTTCAAGAGCGCCCGCCGGCTGCACCGGCGGGCGTCGTGCGTTGTCCTGCTACTCAGCGGCGCCCGGGATCAGGCCCGGTCGTCGCTGTCGAACAGCAGCACCGAGTGCATGCGTCCGCGCAGCGGAATCGGCACGTGGATGGCGCTGTATTCCTCGCCGTAGGCCACCTTCTCGCCCGTGGGCTGGCCAGAGGCGTTCACGGCCTCGAACGGCTGGCTGATGAGCTGGAACGGCTTGGCCTGCACGTAGCTGAGCTGGCCGCGGATACCCATCAGCACGCGCTCGTCGCCCAGGTCCACGTTCGGGGCGTTGGTGCTCCAGGAATCGATGCCCTTGACCCGCTCGAGGTCGCCCATCGGGTCGGCGCTGTTGCCTTCGCGGCGCGCCTGCGCCTCGAACTGCCGCGCATTGGTGATGGTGTCGTTGAGCACCGGGCTCATGAGGTTGAAGTTCGGCTCCACGAACCGCTCGGACCGCAGCAGCGCCTTCGCCGACCCGATGGCCCGAAGCGTGCCGTTGAGGTGGTCTTCCAGCGCGGTGTCGGCCGGCAGCTTGATGTCGAACTTGGTCACGTTGGTCGCGTGGCTGTAGCTGACCGTGGCCGTGGCCTCGTTTGGCGTCACCGGCGCACCAGCCTCGTCGACGAACTGGATCTGGCCCAGGTTGAGGTTGTACGGGCGCCAGTAGGTGCCGGCCGACTGCGTGCCGGAGCCGTCCCAGCGCTCCACCGCGCTGCCGAAAGCGACCGTGATCGGGTTTTCCGCCGAGCCGACCGCGTTACCCTTCAGGTCACGGGTCTGGAACGGCCGCACGACCGGGAAGTTGGCCAGGTTGACGATGCTGGCGCTGCCGTCGAGCGCGGCGGAGATGTCCTCGCTGGTGACGTCGGTGGCCTGGAAGCTGTCGGCCACGCGCTGCAGCTCGTTGGCAATGCGGCGCGCCAGCAGCTCGCGCATGTGGCGGCTGTTGCTGGCCACGTTGCGGCCCCAGGCATCCCAGTTGATGCCGGACTGACGGGTGAAGTGCATCACCTCGTTGGTGAGCTTCATCGCCAGCTTCATCGGCAGGATGTAGGCCAGGTCCATTTTCTGCTCGACCCCCGAAGCCGGGATGCCCTGGCCCTCGTAGACGACGCCGTCGTTGAGGATGTCGTTGACGCTGTCGCGCACCTCGTAGGGAATCTGCGTGGTGGCCGTGGCGCCGAAATCCGTCAGCGTCTGCACCAGCTCGAGCACGCGCAGGTCGGAAAGCGCCTCGCGGATGACCTCGCGCTGGAAGCTCACGGGCAGATCGGTGCGCCCGGTGTCCACTTCGCCGGCCAGCAGAATGCGGCGCTCCTGTTCCAGCCGCGGCGCGTTGAGCCGGTCGAACTCGGCGAGCACGCGCTGGCAGAACGGATTTTCCTCCTTGGCCTGCCGCAGCTCGCCATTGGCGGCCTTGCTGGTCTTGGCCAGGTTCTCCCGGATGGCGCCCGAGAGCTGCTTGATGTTGTTGGCATCGTCGATCGTGATGCCCGGCGACCCGGCGCGCGTGTCCGGGTAGCCCAGCGCGGAGAGTTGCTGTGCGGCGGCCATCTGGTTGGCCTGCGAGACCTGGAACTCGGCCAGCTTGCGCACCGACTCCTCGGGCATTTCCGGCGTGATCAGGTCCGAGACCTGCTCGGTGAGCTGCTTCTTGGTCTCGTCGGAGAGGTTCTCCGCGCCGTCGATGGTGTCGCTGAGGATCTTCTTGCGCGCGTCCAGACTCTCGGTGAGCTTGCGCTTCTCGGCCGCGGCCTTTTCCTCGGCCGCGGCGAGCTGCTTGGCGACGATGCCGGCAACGGCCTCCTCGCTGAGCTGCTTCGGCGCGTCGCCGTCGGCGTTGCCGCCGCCGTCACCGGCGCCGGGCTCGACCTTGGGCAGGTCGATCGACAGCTTGATTTCCTTGTCGCCGACCGATTCGGCCAACGTCTTGCCGGTGGCGACGAACTGCTCGGCCAGCGACTTCAGCGCGGCGTTGTCCTCGCCCAGGCGCTTCGCGGCGGCCTTGGCCGACTCGCAAAGCTGTTTGACCACGGCCTTGCTCAGGCCCAGCTCGGTGAGCTTGCGCTCGAGATCTTTCAACCAGTCCATTTTGATGGTCTCCACGTGTTCGGATAGCTGCCGCCGGAGCTGCGGGTGCATCAGCACGCGCGCATCGGCGGGAGCAAAGGATTCGGTGAGTTCAACGGGGTCGAGACGCTTGACGAAAGGCCGCGTAGTGAGCGCGGCGCCGAACAGCAGCGGGCCATGGAATTCCCCGGTTTCGGGGTCTTCGTAGTCGTCGGTGAAATCCACGGAGAAGTAGCGAAAGCCCTTCTCCTGCACCTGTTTGATGCCCCAGTCGGTCCACTCGACCCGGGCCCGCAGGCGATTGCCCTCGATCGAGAGCTCCATGATTTCACCGGCCGCACCTTCATCGGGCATGTGCCCGACATCGATGAACAACCGCTGGCCGTAGGTGTTGGCCTCGAAGTTCTCGATCATCCGCCGGAGCATGTCCTGCGAGATCTCGAACTTGCCGTAGATGCCGTGCTTCCACTCGCCCGTGCGGGTCAGGGTGACCCAGGTCGAGCGCTTCTCGTCGTCGAGCTGGAAGCCCTCCGGCAAACCGCTGAGAAAGAGCACATTCCCGCGGTGTGCGGTTCCCTCGTTCAGCCGCAGCCGCCGGCCCGGGAGACCCACGGGGGCGCTTCGGCTCAGAAAGCGTCCCGGCCGGAGCCGGGACGAACGAGAGGTACTTCGCAACTTCACGTCGCTGGCCCTGTGTTGACCTGCAGGTGCAGACGCTACGGGCCTCGCGCGCTCCGATCTATGGAAAATCAGGCGCGCACAAAAAAGCCCCGGCGGGCCGGGGCTTTTCTTGGCCGTCGCTGGGATCTCTAGCCCGTCAACCTCTTATTCGCGCACCACCAGCTGGAAGCCGGCATGCTCCGCTCGCCGCGCTCCCATTTCCGCCAGGCGCTGAGCGATGCGAAGGCGGCATCCGCGCAGACCTGCTGCGCTTCCATAACGCTCAGCTTGCGGCGACGCTGCAGGCGGGCGCGCAGGTCGCGGACCTGCTGTGGTTCGGGGTGCTTACTCATCCCCGATCGCTCGCAGCCACGCCCAGGCGATACACCGCTCGAAATCACCCAACCAGTGCATCGCGTCGGTGTGCTCGAGCGCGCCTTCGTCCAGTGCGGCGGCGACCCAGGGCTCCGGAGGACAGTCCTCGGGATCCGTCGCCACCGGCAACCGGCCCCACCGGTGCAAATTGC